AGGCGCTGCCGCTGCAAGTGCATGCTCAGGTCAACGGCGGCATCCGGCTGGAACTGGGCTGGCTTTCGGGGCGTCAGGTTGGCCCAGCAGCGGCACAACTTCAGCAGCAGCAACCGCAAGTCATTGATCTGCAACCGGAAGCAGACGGCATGTACCGGATTGTCGATCCGGCACAGCAGGCAGAGCCGGTGCCAGCGGCGGCAGAGGCCCGCCAAGGCGCTGCCGATGGTGGCAGCACCATACCCACCAACCCACCAGCGCCAGCCCCGTAGCGGGGCTGTAATCGCGTCCTAGGGGCATCGACATGGGGCAGGGTCAATCGTTCTGGCTGGCGACCGACCCCCCCACCCCCCATCGAGTCGGCGGGGGGGTGGCCTGCTGCGGCTGGAGCCTCAGTCAGAAATCTCCCATTTCAAATATCAATGTTGAGAAAACATCATGGACATGACATCAACCATCCAAGCCCTGCGTGACTATGCCCGCCGCATGGTGAGCCTCGACACGCCCGAGGATGCTGATTTGGTTGATGCGGGCGCGGACATCGCGGCTGGATTTATCCCCGGCGTTGGGAGTGCGCTGGGCGCGAGGGATGTGGTGCGGGGCTACCGCGACAACGACTACCTTGGCATGGCGCTGGGTGCGGCTGGGATGGTGCCGGTGCTGGGAGGTGCGAGCAAGGCGGTCAGCAAGGCGCTGCGTAAGGCACCGCAGGATGAGGCGTTAGAGACTGCGCGTAAGAATGCGGTGAAGATTGGTCAATCGCCTGATGCGAAAACCAGAATGCTTCAGCAGGGTTATGAAGGCGACTGGTTTCATGGGACGACTGGCGACATTAAGTCTTTCAATCCTTCTTTTCTTGGTGAATCGACTGGCGCTGAAAGTGCAAAGAATGCTTTTTTCTTTGCCCGCGATCCACTAAACCCGCCGCCTAGCATGTTGCAAAAGGCTCCTGTTAACTCTGAGTCAGTTGCCATGCTGAAGCGTTTAGGTGTTCCAGACGAAAAAATTGCAAGACTAAACACGGTTTCTATGAAAGGTCATGGGCCGGAAACTGCATCTGGATATTCTGCGCTGGGTGGTTCTCGCCAGTACAAAGAGGCGATGAGGAATGCCAAAGCAGCAGAAAAGGCTGGCAAGTGGAACGATTATGAAAAATGGATGCAAGTAGCGGAAGATACTGAGATTGGCAGAAATCAAGAACTTCAAAATCTTGTGTCGAGATACGGTGAGGTGAGGGATGTAATGCTTGACCGCATTAACAATGCGGTTCTGTCAAAAAATTTGCCGCAGGCAGAAGCGACTGCGTTGGATGCCAAGGTAAAACAACTGATGCCTTATGGTTGGTACAACAGTTACAGCATCCCGCAGTTGAAATCGTTAAAGTCAGAGATTGTCAAGATCGCGGGCGCTGATGCTGCTGCTCCTGCGCTCAAAAGCATCGATGATTTTATTTCAACAAAAGCGGAAAGAACATTGGCTGAGAAATACCAGCAGGGTAGTAACGTAATGCCGGTGGCGTTGCGGTACAAAAACCCACTTGTGCATGATTTTGGTGGTCAGTCTTATAGGGATCAGTCTTACGCTGATCTTTTGAGGCAAGCGCAGCGTCAAGGCAATGATGCTGTGCTTATGAAGAACACCTTTGATCCGGGTGCTGGGCCTGCAAAGTTGATTGATGTCGCCGCTGTTTTCAACCCAAATCAAGTCCGCTCGCGCTTTGCCGCCTTTGACCCTGCAAGAGTCAACGAAAGCGATCTACTGGGCCGCGCTGACCCGCGCTTGCTGGCGGTTATTGCTGGTGGTGGCCTGACCGGGCTGACGGTCAATGCGTTGCGGAATAAGCGCAACGAAGAGAAAGAGAAGAACAAAGAGAAAGAAGAGCAGTGATGATCGACTTCAAAAAATATTTTGACTACTGCAATGATGGGAACCTTGTTTGGCGAGTGAGCAGGCCCGGAGGGAAGGCGTTTGCGGGTCAGATTGTTGGGAATCGCAGGCGCGATGGGTATGTGACTGTTGGCTTGCTTGGGAAAAAGTGGTTGCTTCATCGCATTGTGTATGCAATGCATCACGGCCGCATGCCTGATGTGATTGATCACGTTGATGGTGATCCGAGCAACAACAGGATTGAGAACTTACGCCCTGCTGATAACAGCAAAAATCAGTGGAATCGGAAACTTGATTCGCGCTCAAAACTTGGTGTGAAGAATGTTTACTTTCACACTAGAGACAAGACGTATGGCGTGCGGATGAAAGTCAATGGAAGAATTAAAACCATTGGCTATTACAAAGATTTAGAGTTGGCTGAGTTGGTTGCGACCTTAGCAAGAGAGAAGTTTTTTGGTGAGTTTGCAAGGCACGCATGAAGTTATCTGAGTACAAGCCGCGAGATGTATTTATTCCGATGCACAATCGGGATAAAAGGTGGACGGTTGTAGTTGCCCACCGACGCGCCGGTAAGACTGTTGCCATGTGTGCTGACTTGGTAATTGGCGCGTTGGAGACTAATCTCCCAAGACCGCAGTTTGCGTATCTTGCGCCGCAACGTGATCAAGCAAAAAGAACGGCTTGGACTTATTTGAAGGAGTTGACCAGAGAGTTTTGGTCAAAACCTCCTAATGAGACTGAACTGAAACTGACGATCAGCAACGGACATAAAGGCGAATCAACAATCTACGTTGCTGGCGCAGATAACTATGACGCTTTGCGCGGGATGTACTTTGACGGTGTTGTTCTGGATGAGGTCGGCAACATTCGTCCAAGTGCTTGGTATTCAGTGCTGAGGCCTGCACTTTCAGATCGCCGTGGGTGGGCCATTTTTGCTGGCACTCCTGCTGGCAAGAATATGTTTTGGAATCTGCGCGAAGAGGCGAGGCTTAACCCGGCAACGCATCTTTTGCTTGAACTGCCAGCAAGCAAAACCAACATCATCCATCCAGACGAACTCAGGGACGCCCGCGTCCAGATGACCCCGGAGACGTATGAGATCGAGTACGAGGTCAGTTTTGATGCGGCGATACCGGGCGCGTATTTTGCCAAGCAGATTGGGCAGGCGTATGAAGAAGGCCGCGTCGGTGAGTTTCCTGTAGACACCAACATCGCGGTTGATCTGGTCGCTGACTTGGGTTTCACTGACTCATGCTCTTGGTGGGCGTGGCAGACGACGAGCGACGGGTACAGGGTCATTGAGTTTTATGAGGCCGACAGCCAGCCGATTCAGCATTACATCGACTGGGTGAAGAGCCGCCCGTACAAAGTGAACAATGTGTACCTGCCCCATGATGCGCGGGCGAAGTCTTTGCAGACGGGCAAGTCGATCATCGAGCAGTTTCTTGCCAATGGCATCCGTCCCCAATTAGTTCCTGAGATGAGCCTTCAGGATGGCATCGAGGCGGCGCGTCTGGTGCTGCCGCACTGCCACTTTGATGAGGGCAAGACCTATGAGGGTCTTGAGCATCTGCGGGCGTACATGCGTGAGTGGGATGAGCGCACGCAGACGTTTCGCAGTCGGCCCAAGCATGACCAGCACAGTCACGCGAGCGACAGTTTCAGGTATTTGTCGCTTGCTACGAAGCCGGTGATGCGAAAAGGGCACAACGGCGCTACAATGTCAACGCCTAAGGCTGGGCAGGGGGCGCATTACGCCTTTTCTCTGGATCAGATATGGGATTGTGGGCCGAAGGATAGCGCGAGGGTCGGGTAATGATTGAGCAGCAGGGAAAGATCACCAGTGCCGAGGATTTCAAGGCGACCCCTGCTGGCATGGCCCAGCGGTGGGGCACAGAGATTTCGGCGGCGCGTCAGGAACTGAGGAAGTTTCACGACGACGCGAAGAAGATCGTTCATCGGTATCTGGACAAGCGTGATGATTTCGGGCGTGACGAGAGCAGGGTGAACCTGTTCTGGTCAACGATGAAGGTCATGTTCTCGATGCTGTATGCGCGGCCACCGAAGGCCGATGTGTCGCGTTCTTGGCAGGATTCGGACGATGATCAGGCGCGGGTGGCCGGGACGATCTTGCAGCGCCTGCTGAATCGTTCGTTTGCCGACAACATGAGTGTCTGGGATGCCGCGATCAGGAACGGCATCGAGGACTGGCTGGTTGTGGGCATGGGTCAGGTCTGGCTGCGTTATGAGGTCAAGACCGAGCCTTACATGCTCGAGGCGGTCATTGACCCGATGACGGGCATGGAGTTGTCTCCTGCGACCGAGGGCGAGCGGATCACGCATGAAGATGCGCCCTGCGACTATGTGTATTGGGAAGATTTTTTCTGGTCGCCTGCGCGGACATGGGGCGAGGTGCGTTGGGTGGCCCGCCGCGTGTATATGACCAAGGATCAACTAATCGAGCGGTTCGGGGAAGAGATTGCCCGGATCATCCCGATGGATCGCGGCAACAAGAACGGTGTCACGCAGGAAACGCCCAAGTTTGACCCGTGGAACAAGGCAGAGGTCTTTGAGATTTGGTGCAAGGAGAACCGCAAGGTCTATTGGTACGCGGTTGGCTCCGAGGTGATCCTTGATGTTAAGGACGACCCGCTGCAACTCGATGATTTCTTCCCGTGCCCGAAGCCGTTGGTGGCGAATGCGACCACCAGCAACTTCATGCCGCGTGCGGATTACATCTTTGCTCAGGATCAGTTCAACGAACTGGACGAGATCAACACGCGGATCACTTGGCTCACGCGGGCGGCGAAGGTTGCTGGCGTGTACGACAAGTCTGCCGGTGACTCTGTGGGCCGGATGTTCTCGCAGGCGGCTGAGAACCAGTTAATTCCTGTGGATAACTGGGCGATGTTTGCCGAGGCGGGTGGCGTCAAGGGCAAGGTGGACTTTGCCCCGATTGATCAGATTGTGAACTGCATCGAGCGCCTGCGCGGATACCGGCAGGACAAGGTCATGCAGATTTACGAGGTGCTGGGCGTGTCTGATGTGATGCGCGGCAGTTCTAAGGCGTCTGAGACGGCCACCGCGCAGCAGATCAAGGCTCAGTTTGGCTCGACCCGCGTTCAGTTGATGCAGTTCTATATCGCTGAGTGGATCAGTCATGCCTTGAAGATCAAGGCAGAGATCATCTGCAAGCACTGGCAACCTGAGACGATCATCCGGCGCAGCAACATCGAGCGCACGGTTGATGCTCAATTGGCTGGGCCTGCGATCCAGTTGCTGAAAGACGAAGAGATGGCCGAGTACAGGATCACGGTCGAGGCTGACTCGATGGCCGCGATGGACTGGGCTGAAGAGCGCGATGCTGCTGTGCAGTTCTTGCAGGGCATGGGCGCGTACATCTCGCAGGTGTACCCGATGGCGCAGCAGAATCCGGGTGCTGGCCCTGTGCTGATGAAGTTGTTGCAGTGGGGTCTGGCGAAGTTCCGGGTGTC